CCTCTATTATCGAAGCTCGACCGAATAGAATGCTCGCGTATAGAAAAATTTGCACATTTCGTTTCGACGCATCGTCTAATTCTTTATGCCCACACATTCTTACTGCTCTACCGATAATTTGTTCTATCCTGCTCATATTATACCACGGCTCGAGTATATGTACCTGTCTTATATTTTTAAAATCTATCCCTTCTGAACCAGCCTTTGATATCAGAATCACCTTTATTTTAGAACCGTCTGAATTACCCTCAGTACATAGTGCTATTTCATTTTTTTGAGGAGGCGATAAATGTACATTACCACTTATAATTGCATACTTTAATCCGTTTTTTTTCCGCATTTTATCCTCTGCAAATAGAGATGGCCGTATTGTAGACGAGCGAGTATATCCAAGTTCCTCTAATGTTAGAGCCATAGGTATTATTCCACCGAATATAAACTCTGAATATATTAATACGACGCCCTCTGCGTTTTTTATCCATTCGCATATAGTTTTAATCTTTGCGCTATATGTACCGATTTCACTTCTGCTAAAAATCCCTTTCCCTTTACCGTTAATATATTCTCGTCTGTACCCAAAGTTTGTAATATCTTTGGAATTATACGTCATTGCGGATTTTAACCCCTTTCCGCCAACAAAATATTTTTTACGGGTTGTCGACTTACTACCGTCTGTCATATCCGGATATACCATAGTAAGCGCTTGTATTCTTCCAAGCAAAGCATTGCACCCTAATCCAACGCCTTCTATATCTTCGTCTGGCTCCGCTTCATTGTCGTCTAATTCCGAAACATCTGGAAGTTTTGTCTCATTCATTATATAATCATATGCAGATTGCTGCGTCTCTTCGAGTGTTACCAAATAAACAGGCACAATAGGTTTCCTTTGAGATTCGCTTAAATTTCCAATGCCATTGAATTGTTTTTCTGGGTAAGCGTGCCCGTATTTATCATCGAACGTGTTGCCAATAGAAAACACTTTGGGCCATACTCTATGCGGGAACGAAACTGGATTATCGCCTCTCACATAAGAAATATATCCAGTCGCCTTTTTTATTAACATATTTTTACCACTTTCAACCTCTCCAGTTTTTTTAAACATACCTTCTCTATCAAAAATTTCCGATTCTTTAATTTCCTTTCGGCGGTCATTTACATTCATAAGATTCAACAGCCATATTATTTCTTTATAACTATTGTACATCGGCGTTGCAGTTAAAAGAACCAGTTTTATATTTTCCGCTTTTTTTACTGCGTCGTATATAAAATTGGATGCACCCTTTTTATCATATACGTTGCGCAGATTATGAACTTCGTCTATTACAATTAATCTATTGCCGTACGTCAAGTCGATTGCTTCTTTATTGCCTTTAAGCGATTCTATCTGGTTGCCAAACTCTTGGTAACCCATAAAAGTATAATTTTCATCTATCAAGGCGTTTATTTGTTTTGATATATCCTGGTCAGATAAATTTTTTATATTCATAGGATTTATATCTTTTAAAAATTTATTTCCACTACACGAGTTACTATCAAGCATACCCGCAAGTTGAGTCAATTTAGCAGGGTCAAATAACTGCATACGGAAATTTATTTGTACGGCAGGAGAAGCAATTATCATTATTTTTGACGGAGTATTAGTGGCTGAATTATGCTCTCTGTATTCTTCGGCTACAATGATAGCAGAACACGTCTTACCACTCCCAAGACCATGGTACAATAGTAAGCTATTGTATGGAGTATTCGACGACATAAAATTCCGCACAAATTGCTGATGCGGTGCCAATTCAAATACATCCTTGCCGCACATTTCATTAATGTCGGTCTTGTCCGAATTCTGAGAATTTTCTGCAAATTCCTTTCTTTCGGCTATTTTTATGTTAAAATCTTTGTCGTTTATATCTGGATATAAAAACGGATACGGATTAACGTCGGAAATGGACGTGTCCTTTATAGGGATATTCGCCTTTTCCCGTTTTTTAGTCACCTTTGCCGGTTTATCTGTATTTTTTATGTTTATTTTTATTTTTTTAGTCACCTTTGCCGGTTTATTCGCAATATTTTTTTTCACACCACTACTCATTACATATTGTATATAAAATTATTTGTAGTTAATAATTTATTCACATTGGTTAATATCGTTCTTTTCTCATAATTATAATGCCGAATAAGATCCAAAGATTCTTCATAACTCCTCCATGAAATGCCACCAATCTCAGTTGACTTAAATGTAGTATCCGGTTCTGCTATTAAATTTGCCAAAAAGTATTTGGTTTTATATGATTTGAAATTAGACCCTATAAACACCTCCTCTATAGGCGCAATATTATGTATTATATTTAGGTTTTGTCTACGTACTCCAGTTTCTTCGTAAAATTCACGTAGACCAGCAGACATATCTTTCTCATTATTGTCACGCTTTCCTTTTGGAAAGCCCCATTCGGGTTCACTCCATACCGCGGTTGTTTCATCAATCAAAGACTGAGTGGTTACGATTTCATCGCCTATATTCACGCCTGACCGCAGCTCATTGAATTTTATACAGCTTGGGTCATAAGAACTAATATTTTGAAATCTACCCCATATTTCTCTCGAAATCTCTTCGTAGCTACAATTTACAATTTTATCTCTTTCGTCCAATGTCATCTCAGATACAATATTTAATAAATATTGTTTATTATATATAAATTTACATTTCATAAATTCCATAAAACCGAATGTATGTCTCCGCTTAACCATTAAATATTTTATATCAACCTTATTTATGTATTTAAAGGCGATAACACCGATGCTCGTGATAGGCGTTTTGCACTCGGATAAATTGTGTCCCGTTGTACAGCAATTATTACAATAGTTTTCGTATCTGCGCCCATATTCTTTGTAATTATACATTAGTATAAAAGCCGCAATGTTTTTATATTAGTTGTATATAATGTCATTAAACCCTAAGATATGGGGACCCCATTACTGGTTCGTACTGCACACGATTGCTTTAACATACCCGTTGAATCCTAACGAAACAATAAGAAAGAAATATTACGACTTAATGATAAACTTTCATTTATTTTTACCAAATCCAGAAATTGGTAATAAATTTTCCGAACTACTTAACGTTTATCCAGTAACGCCCTATCTCGATTCCAGAAAATCGTTTATTAAGTGGATGCATTTTATACATAACAAAATTAATATTTCCCTCGGAAAAAAGGGGTTGTCGTTTGACGAATCCTTGAAAGAATATTATAATGCATATAAACCATTAAACGTGATATGTATAGATCATATTAAGCGAAAGAAAAAATTAGTATTTTTTATAATATTAATAATATTAATTATAATTGGAATTTATTTACAATATTAGTAATAATATATTAAGATATGCGAACAACTATGATAATTTTAATAGTAACTTTTTTTTTTATAATAAACATCTATTATGACTGTAAATACACTAATATTCTTAAAAATTGTAAAAAATATTATCAGATAGCAGTGATAGCCTTTATCGGTATATCTTTATACGCATATATAAAAAAAAATCCGGAAAATTCGTATGGATTATTAGAGCAAGCTAACCAGGCAATTAAATATTTACCAATTGATAAAACATCAAAAGATATAATGTCCCCTTTTTTTGGTATGATAAATAAACAATCCTCGGTTGATATTCAAACTGCACGAATAGTCAATTCTGGTAATATCTCAGATGGTGGGAGCGGTATGAGTGGTATGAATGGTGGTGGAGGTGAGAGAGGTGCGACAAAGCGCTCTGTAAGCGAAACAAAAAAGAAGTTCGTGGCGGCAAGCCAGGGATGGAAGTGTAGGTCGTGTAACAATATGCTGCCTGCTTGGTTCGAGGTAGACCATACGACTAGATTAGACCAAGGAGGAACGAATAATGTAGATAATTTAGTCGCTCTTTGTAGAGAATGTCATGGAAAAAAAACCGCAATGGAAAATCTGTAATTAATTATAATTAAATTGATATTAAATAAATAATTGCTAATTATAATAATGTCTGACATATCTACGATTTTTAAAGACTACCTAGAGATGCTGAAAACTCCAGGGGGGGTAGATACAGTCGAGTTCGAAGCAAAATTCGGGACAATTGCGTCAAAACCGAATACACAGTTTGAATATGAAAACGTGATTAAATATTTGAAGTCAAGCGGATTCAAACACTCAAAAGATGAATATTTATTACGAATATTTCCTACTGAAATAGATATCGGCGTACGCATAGAGATACGCGGAATGGATAATATCCAAGAATATTGTTTATCTAATGATATTAACAAAGTAGACGATAAATATTCGACAGTTTTAAAGAAATCTAGAATAATCGGAGGAGTCGTCGAGCGACCGGAACTTAATTTCAGATTGACGTTAAGCAATGAAGTCAAACTAGAAGAAAAATCAGTTATAAAAGTTAAAAAAGAGCTCGCAACATATAGAAAAAAGTTTAGAATGATGAACCGATATACTTATACACATCCCGAATTCCCGGTTTTGATAGATTTAAGTGTAGTAGAATCTTCCGAACGTGAAAGCCTAACATTTACCGACGGAATGCTTAATGTGAAAAAAACATACGAAATAGAAATAGAGTTTAAAAATGACACAGTAAAGAAAATGAATTATAACAATACCGGCATTCTATCAACGTTTAATAAAGTCGCTAAATGTATTTTAGCCGGTTACCAGGAGTCGTGGTTTCCGATTGGAGTTACAGAACAAAGTAACATTATTAATTCATATCTTGGATTAATTAAAAAGAAAGAGAAGGAAATAAATCTTTCACACGATTTCATCGGACCGTCTTCATTTACTCTCGAGTTAAAAAATATAACTGGTACATCGTCTCAAGAACCTAATATTACAAAAAATTATACCGTCACAGATAAAGCGGATGGGGCTCGAAAAATGTTATTCATTAACGAAAAAGGGAGGATGTATTTAATTACAACTGGTATGAAGGTACAGTATACTGGTTCTTCTACTATGAGCGCTTCTTTATATAATACGTTAATTGACGGCGAGCATATTTTAAATGATAAAAACGGCAAGTTTATAAATTATTATGCTGCGTTTGATGTATACTTTAACCACGGCGAAGATATACGGGCATTAAAGTTTAAACAGGAGGGCGATGTTGGAGAAGAAAGGTGTAGATATACAGAATTAGTTAAAGTTATAGCAGAATTGAACCGCGGACAAATTAAACCGTCTGAAGGCGGGTTAGTTGTTCGACCCAAAATATTTTACCAATCTGGCACGAAAGAAACGGAAACTATATTTAACGCATGCAATCAAATATTACAATCTATGAAAAATGGAAACTTTATGTATATAACAGATGGGTTGATATTTACACCGGCAGATAAGGGCGTTGGCGTTGGAGGCGATGTCGAAACCCCACCCAATAAAACTGTAACTTGGGTTGGGTCGTTTAAATGGAAACCAGTAGAATACAATACTATCGATTTTGCCGTAAAAGTCCTTCAAATGAAGGATGGAAGCGATATAAGATACGAGTATCAGAATGGGTCCGATGTTGCAGGCGATTCTCGAAATTTCGGATATAAAACACTCATTCTGAGTGCTGGAAAAAGTGGACAATTTAAACCAAAGAATCCGCCCGACGATAATGCTGGATTTTCTAATATAAAACTTCATAAGAATATAAACGGCGAACTTGTAATGATGGCCGAAAATAACGACATTATAACAGATGGCACAGTCGTTGAATTTAAATACGTAAAAGATAATAAAGAGCGATGGAGATGGGAACCTTTAAGAGTAAGATACGACAAACCTTATGCAAACTCTTATATAGTTGCTGAAAGCAATTGGAGAAGTATACATTATCCGATAACTGCCGAATATTTATCGACCGGAGTCAACGATAAACTGGCTAATAAATACTATATAGAAGAGACAGATAAAGAAGGAGTTTCGAGTGGATTGCGAGATTTCCACAATAGATATATAAAACAATCGCTGATAGAGTTGGTATCCGAAAAGGGATCTACGATAATAGATCTTGCGGTCGGAGTAGGTAGTGATATTTATAAATGGAGCAAAAACGGAAAGATAAAATTTGCGTTTGGAGTTGATTTGTTCTTAAGTAACATTGAAATATTAGAAAAAAGATACAATCAATACAAAAAACCGGATGCGATTTTCGTTCAAGGCAATTCTACTCTAAACTTTAGAAATGAAAGCGCGTTTGATAGTAAAGAAGATAAAGAGAAAGCTGCTGCCGTGTTCGGACAATCTAATAAGCAAATAGCAGTTAAATTGAGTCCAGTATTTAAGAATTATTATGGCATAGGTAAGGATGGATTTGATATTTGTTCAATTCAATTTGCTATACATTATATGTTCGAAAATGAAAAAACTTTGTCGGGGTTTTTGGAAAACGTGAACCAGAACACAAAAATGGGTGGTTATTTTATAGGAACCAGTTTTGATGGAAAAAATGTTTTCGACAAATTAAAGGATAAAAATAAGGGAGAAACATTTGTAATAAATGACGAAAAAACGGGAAATCCTATTTTAACCATTACTAAAGGGTATGACGAGAAGACATTTAGACCAACCGCTTCTTCTCTTGGGTGTTCAATCGAAGTACTACAGAATACGATAGGAACCGTACAGAAAGAATATTTGGTAAATTATGATTATTTAACCGAATCATTGGACACGTACGGGTTTATACCAGTTTCGACGACAGACTTAACTGCTTTACGAAAAAATTTAGACATTGGTTCAAATGTATTCAGAAAATCAATAGGAACATTCGAAGAATTGTACGGCAACTTAGAAGCAGAGTCTAGTGGTCTAACCAACGCAAATAAAGCTGATATAAGAAATGCATTAAATATGACGAAATCTGAAAAAGAAGTGTCGTTTATGAACAAATACTTTATTTAAAAAAAGGTTGGACATGGTATAAATATTAGAGAGGTCAAAAAGAAAGAGGTCGAAAAGAAAGAGGTCGAAAAGAAAGTTGTTGAGGAAAAAGAACCATTTCGTCAAATTATCGCTACAGAAGAATATAAAGAAG